GCAGTAGCGATGCAAACACATGGAATAGCCTAATTTCAGCGTTTACATTCATACAAAACGGCAGCACACAGGCTAATTCAGGGTGGGTTTGCACCATTTCTACGGGTGGAACGCTTGGCACTACGCCAGTTACATGGTCGCAGCTTGCAAGCGCAGCATCTTATTTTGCGGGTACTGGGTTAACCTTATCTTCATACACTTTTAGTATTACGCCCGTGGGAACTGCGGGAACTTACGGTTCTGCATCCCAAGTGCCGGTATTTGTTACAAATGCTTCTGGCCAAGTGACATCTGTAACCAATACATCCATCAGTATTGCGCCTAGCCAAATTAACGCAACCATACCCAATTCAGGGCTTACCAATTCAAGCATAACAATAAACGGTAGCGCTATTTCTTTAGGTGGTTCGGCCACCATAACAGCGGTAAACCCAAATGCTTTAACCATTGGCACAGGCCTTTCAGGGTCTAGTTACAACGGTTCTAGCGCGGTTACCATTGCTTTGGCCAACACGGCAGTTACAGCAGCTTCTTACACATTAGCAAGCGTTACATTTAACGCCCAAGGGCAAGCCACAGCGGCTTCTAGCGCTTCAACAACGGGTTCGGGTAACGTAGTATTGGCCACAAGCCCAACGCTTGTTACGCCCAATTTAGGCACGCCTAGCACGCTTGTAGGCACCAACATCACGGGTACGGCGTCAGGCTTAAGTATTGGCGGTAACGCTGCTACGGCCACCACGGCTACTAATTTATCTGGAACTACGCAGTATTCCGTTCCTTACCAGTCTGGTTCGGCCACAACATCGTTTTTATCGCCCGGCACTTCTGGTTCGCTACTAATGACCTTGGGCGCGGTTTCTGCGCCTATTTGGGTGGCAACTTCTAGCTTAACAACGGGTTCAGCTACAAACATAGCCGGGGGCGCTGCCGGTTCCGTTCCCTACCAAACGGGTTCAGGGGCAACCACATTTCTTGCGCTGGGTACTTCAGGCTATGTATTAACGGCCGGTGCTAGTGCGCCACAGTACACAGCACAGTCTAGTTTAAGCGTTGGAACGGCCACAAACTTGGCGGGGGGCGCAGCAAGTAATATTGTTTACCAAAGCGCATCAGGCACAACGGCATTTTTGGCAAACGGCACAAGTGGCCAGTTTTTACAGTCTAACGGTTCAAGCGCCCCAACATGGGCAACCCCAGTTAGTTACGCATCGGTCACGGATGACACAACCACTAATGCCACACGCTACCCGTTATTTGCTAATCAGACCAGCGGAAACTTAGCCACAGAATACACAAGTTCCACTAAATTACAGTACAACCCAAGTACGGGAGTGCTCACTTCCACATCGTTTACAGGTGCTGGAACAGGGCTAACGGGTACGGCCAGTTCATTATCCATTGGTGGAAACGCAGCCACAGCCACAAGCGCTACTACGGCAACTAATCTTGCTGGGGGCGCTAACGGTTCAGTACCTTACCAAACTGCTTCAGGCACTACAACGTTCTTGGCGGCCGGAACCAATGGTTATATTCTTACTTTGGCTAGTGGCGTACCTACTTGGGCAGCAGCACCGGCAACGGGTATAACCATTACCGACAACACAAGTTCATCTAGCACCTATTACCCAACGCTTACAACGGCCACTACGGGTACGATTACTGGCGAAACCACAAGCAGTACGAAATTAAGTTATGTTCCAAATACAGGAATATTAAGTTCATCTGCTTTTGTTGCTACGGCAGGGTTTTATTCGTCTAGTTCTTACACAGGGTCATACGCTGATGGAATAGTCGTTGATTATTCAACTGGAATTGGGCGTATTTCAGCAGGAACAAACGACAGTATTGGGTTTTATAACGGTGGCGTAGCGAATACTCAAATTGCAAAGATAGATACTTCAGGAAATATGCAAATTACTGGGGGAATTTATGTTAACAGCAAGACAATAGCAACAAGTTACACAATTCCATCGGGGTCTGCTGGTAGTTCGGTTGGGCCAGTAACTCTGAGCAATGGCGTTACGATAACCGTTTCATCTGGCAGTCGTTGGGTTGTTCTTTAAAGGAAATATATGGGACTTTTAGTTTTTCAACAGACTAGTGGGGGCGTAATTAACGTAGTCGGAACAAACACTTCCGCTACTTATACTTGGACTTTACCCGCTGCGACTGACACATTTGTTGGCTTGGCTACAACCCAAACGCTAAGTAACAAGACTTTTACCGCGCCCGTGGTAAATAGTTGGACAACATCGACTAGACCCACTCCGGTGACGGGACTTTACGGGTTTAATACGACAACTGCGACATTTGAAGGCTATAACGGCTCTGGATGGGGCGGTTTAGGTGGCGCACAAGCTGGTGGCGCTATTCAAATAAATAACAATTCTATAACGGCTAGTTATACAATAGCGACTGGGCAAAACGGCTTTTCTGTCGGCCCAATAACTATTGCGTCAGGCTATACAGTCACAGTTTCTAATGGACAAAGGTGGGTGGTTTTATGAGTACAAATCTTACGGCTGGTACTGCAACATCTGGGGCTAGTTTAAGTAGCGATACCTCTGGGTCTCTTGTATTGGTTTCTGGCAGTACATCACAATATTCTGCTACTGTTCCACAAATTACAGGAAACGTTTTAGTTGAAACTGCGGTTTCTAGTTCTTCAACAAATACGGTTACAAATAAGATTGCTGTCAGTATTGGTGGCACAACTTATTATTTGTTAGCTTCAACATCAGGAACTTAACATGGCATACGGAAACCTTAACGTAGACACCATCACAGGAAGTGGTGCAAGTAGTGTCATAGTAAACAACGGAAGCGCAAACGTTGCTGGGTTTACTACTGGTAACAACTTACAAATGCTACAAAATGGTGGTGGCATAGTATTTAGTAATTCCTCTGCGACTACTAACTCAACTTTGAATGACTATGAGACAGGAAGCTGGACTCCTGTTGTGACTTCTAGTACTGGCTCTATTACATCTTACACATCAAGCGGTTATTATTCAAAAGTAGGCAGAATAGTTACTTGTTGGTTTACTATAAAAATAACTAACGGTGGAACTGCTGGGGGTCAATTACAATTTAGTGGTTTGCCTTTTACAACCCAAAGCGTTGGTAGTGTTTCTGCTTTTGTTAATTTATCAAGAGAAGATCAAAATACTGGAAATTCTTATGCTTGTTTTAATAATAGCAGTAATTCAACAAGTGGCTATATTGCAAGTTTAACAAATGGCGCTGCTAGTTATTCAGCAAATGCTACTTATAGCCAAGTTTTAGTTTATAACGCACAATTCTAAGGAGTCACCATGACACTAGCATCCACAACAGTAATTGACAAAGTAGAAACCTTACAAGACGGTACGCTACAAGTTCGCCAAGCAGAAATCATCACCAAAGACGGTGTAGAGATTGCCCGTAACTTCACAAGATGGGTACGTCACCCTGGTGACACAGGCGCACACACAGACCCTAGCCCAGTACCCGCTATTGCAACAGCAGTCTGGTCTGCCGAAGTAGTGTCTGCTTACGAAGCAATGGTAGCAAGCCAAGCTAGAGGGGTTTAATATGAGCCTAGTTCTTGACGGTTCATCAGGGGTTCAATACCCTACTGGTTCTAATTACCAAGTACCAGCTTTGAATATGCCTACTGGTAGTGTTATTCAAGTTGTTCAATCTACTTATTCATCAACTGGTAGTAATTCAACAACAACTTATGCAAATACTGGTTTAGCAGTAACAATTACCCCACAATTTTCTACTAGCAAAATTCTTATATTTACAAACTTAATGGGAGTGTTTAGTGGCGGGGTTACTGGAGTTTTTGCATTTCAACAAATATTAAGAGCTTCAACAAGTATTGTTACTTTTGACCACATAACTGGATATGTTAGTAGTGCTAATGGAGGCTCATGTTCTTCTTTTATGTATTTAGATTCTCCTTCAACAACTTCATCCACCACATACACATTACAAATATGTAGAAATTCTGCGGGTGGAAATATAAATTGGAATAATGATGGTCAAACATCAACAATGACTGCAATGGAGATTAGATAATGAAACCAAATTTACATGATGCGGTAAGAGTTATATACCCAAACGTAACAGTTATTTATGGCAATGACGTTAATTCTTTAAATTGCTTAGACCAAAACGGTGCTGAAGTGATGATTGTTGCTGCGACAGTAGAAGCAAAACTAACAGAACTACAAAACGCATACACAGCCCAACAACAAGCTGAAGCATCTGCAAAAGCATCTGCACTTGCAAAGCTGACTGCCCTTGGTTTAACACAAGCAGAAATAACTGCTTTGATAGCATGAATTACAAATGGCAAATACTGGAACTAAGCGCAGAGGGTGAATTAATTACCCATGCAAAGTACCATTTAAGCCTGACTGACGGTACAAACACAGTTGATACTGAGGGCAACTGGTATTTCACAAACCCCGTTCTTAGCACGCCACTTGCCGAAGTTACCGAAGAAATGGTGGCCGGTTGGATTGAAAACGATGCTATGCGAGACGGCGCAAATGTAATAAAATCTAGGCTAGAGGAACAATTGGCGCTTTTAGAAAAGTCGAAATCTATTGTCCCGCCTTGGAAACCCCAAGTATTTACACCTAAGTTATAGGGCGGTTTAACATGACAATGCCAATAGACGTGATTTCTAGGGCGCTTAAAGACATTGGGGCGCTAGAAGCCGGGGAAACACCCACGCCAGAAGCAGCCACAGATGCCTACGATATGCTTCAGGATATGCTAGACCAATGGTCTAACGAAGATATGATGGTGTTTTACAAGAACGAAATCATATTTCCTATAACGCCCGGCCAAGTACAGTACACAATCGGCCCCGGTGGCCAAATAAGCGCAAACTTTACCGGTTCTATTGCCGG